TGTGATTTAATTCAAGGGCTGTAGAAGTTCCAGAACCACTTGATCCAGCATCTACTTGTAACTGACAAGTTGGCGTGTTTTGATTTATACCTACAAAACCATTAGCGTTTACTCTAAATCTTTCATTTCCAGCAGCATCATCAACTCGAAGTGCATAACGATCAGTAGTAGTTCCACCCCCTGAAATTCGTACTCCAAAACCAGTAGTAGAATGGGTGTTTATAAATTGATACCCTAAGCTTGAATTACTACCTGTTGCGTCAATAATACTACTAGGACTTGTTGTACCTATACCTACATTTCCAGACGAATCTACTCGTATTTGTTCACTACCATTTGTTTTAATTAGTAAAGTGTTGATGTTATGGTCATAATTTATTTCACCAGAATTAGTAGCATCAGGATCACCGAACATAATCCTGTTACTACTTGCAGCTGGTGATAGCATCTGCAAAATACAATGATTATTATTTTCTAAAGTTAAAACACTATTATTATCTGAAGATGCACTACCAGCAGAAGCTTTATGAACATGTAATCTTGTATCTGGACTTGTTGTACCTATACCTACCTTTCCAGACGAGTCTATACGCATACGTTCTGTGCCACTTGTAGATCTAAATCTCCAATCAGAACCAGAAGTTAAGTAAAATGTTGTACCAGCATCAGAACGAAAATCTTGCCCAGTTATTGCAGCACTACTATGAATAGCTCCAGCAACATCAAGTTTGAAAGCTGGACTTGATGTACCTATACCTACGTTCCCAGACGAATCTATACGCATACGTTCTGAACCAGCAGTATTAAACTGCATACGATCATCTGAATGATTGTAAATTATAGCCCCTATACTTGAAGAATCAGGATCACCAAATTTAATTCTTGCTAAACTATCATTTGCAGTTAATAAACTTAAACCAACATTAGCAGAGGCTTCTAATACTAAGTTATTTGCATCACTAGCAGCAGTTACGGATCCAGCAGAACTAGTTAATACGTGTAATTGACCATCTGGACTTGTTGTGCCTATACCTACATTTCCGTCATGCCTAAGGTGCATTACACGATTAGTAGTTCCACTTGCATCAGTAGTATGAAAAGCTAAATTAGATGCTGGAGCACCACTTGAATTTTTTACTTTTATATGTCCTTCTGGAGAAGAGAAAGAAAATTGAAGGGCATCAGTGGTTAGACTATCCGCTGGAGCAGTAATATGAGCCGATCCAGCTACTTGCAATTTAGCTGCTGGACTTGTTGTACCTATACCTACATTTCCAGACGAATCTATACGCATGCGTTCTGCGTTTCCTGTTCTAATTCTTAAACTACCAGTATTGACATCAATATATGAATGATTACCATCATAATAAATTTCTAAGTCATTTGAATTACCAAACTGCATTTTAGTGTTGTCACTAAACTGTCTAGCAACAGCATCTACCCAAGCAGCTCCGGTATAAACTCTGAACTTATTAGTAGTAGTATTAAATATTAAATCTCCAGCATTAAGACTGGTTGTAGGATCTGAGCTAACAATTCTATAAACATTAGCAAAGTTCTGTATTTGGTCTAAGTTACTTGCAGCTGTGTTGACACTGGTAATGCTTCCAGCAACTGTAGTTACATTAGAGTTGTTTGCACTAACTACCTGTACATCATTATTAATGCCAGATACTGTTTGTACATGAGATGATATCCCTGCAACTGTAGCTATTTCATTAGGTATAGCAGATACAGCTGTAACGCTAGTAGCGTCAGGAGATAATCTGTGGAATGTATATGTGTGAGTTGTTCCTGTTGTTTCAACAATGACACCATAACCAGCGGGTAGGACCGTAGTACCTAAACCAGTAATAGTTACATCATTTCCTGATCCAGCTCCATCTGTTATTACAACTGAACCACCACTTGGTGTTCGTGCAGAGGATATGGATTTAATAGAGACAAGCGTACCTGTACCGTTATTAACATCAGGGTTTGTAGCCGGGAAACTTGTTTCGTTTGCAATAGGTACGAAACCACCTACATCATCAACTAAGTCAACAATACGTGCATCAATAGCAGCTGTTGTAGCAATAAAGTTATCACTACCAGACCATGTAGCTCCACTGGTTATAGTTTCACTACTGTCTTGTCTAAAGTATCTAGTATCTAGTTGACCGTTGTTTAATTCAGCTTCAGTAAAATATCTTGTATCTAAAGCTCCGTTATTTAATTCAGTTTCTGTGAAGTAGCGGTTGTCTAGTTGACCACCATCTAATTCTGTTTCTGTATAGTAAAGATTATTTAGTTGTCCTCCACTGAGTTCTGTTTCAGTGAAATATCTGTTGTCTAACTGTCCCGCATCAAGTTCAGTTTCGGTGTAGTATCTGTTGTCTAAATTGACAGAACCAGCCGATGTAACGTGACCCTGAGCTGAGATAGTTATATCTTGTACAACATTTCCAGCACTGTTATTAATGGTTGTGTTTGCACCACTAACATTGTGACTTATAGTGACTTGACCACTACTCGCAGATTTTGATAAATCAGTACCGACTAAGACGTCAGATTCTATAGCAGTATCAATAGTTGAAGTTAATGTGTTTTTGTTAACACCATCAGTTCCACTTACTGGATTGCCAAGATTGGTGATTTTGTTATTACCAACATTAAAGTCACCTTGCATGGAATCTTCCCCAAGGGTACTCATAGCGTTGTTATCAACCTCTTGAGCAACGTATAGAATCTGGTCTATATTGTCGTTTAAATCTTCAGCCTTAATTGCAGATCCGGGATAGAATGTCGCCTTTTTATTGTCGTTATCTGTATCTCGGAATATTAAGACAGTAGCTCCATTAGCTGGAGCTGAGTTCATTTGTACTGTTGTAGCGTTGGCGAGAGAGTATTCAGTTGTCGCTTGCGTAACACCGTTAATTTTGACCTTAACGTCTGTTGTCGCTAAATATGGAAATGTAAAAGAGTATAGAACGGTATTTCCGTTCCCTGTGTATTGAGTTTGTGTGACAGCCATTTACGCTAAAAAAGTGTTTGACTGGGCGGATTATTTATTTGGGTAGGTTTTTAATTTTTTCAATTTCTTGTTTTGTTCTTTCCTCAGTTACGTAGTCGCCTATCTTTCTGGAACGATCTCCAATCGCACCTAATTCATGTTCTCTAGTAAGGATTGATGCTTTACCACCAACTGCTTCATCTTGTAATAACAAAGCCCAAGCTCTTTTCTTGGCATTACTTAAAACACTTCTAAATTGATCAGCATGTAGAGTTTGTCTAGGTTCATAGTTTTCACCCGATGCTCTATCTTTTTCCATTTCGATAATGGATTCTTTAATCTGAGGATATCTTTGTATCATGTCGGTGAGTTCTGCTTCCACATTTTCCTGTCCCATGTAGAACTGAAACTTAGATTTAAGATCAGGATGACCTTCTAAGTTTTCACCATTTGGTCCAGTATTAAATGTTTGTTTTAGGTTTACACCACTTCTAAATAAAAGTTCTCTAGTTTCATTAGAGGTTCCTATGTTTACATTAAAAGGTAATACACCGTTCATTAATCTAGTCATAGGTTCCCAGTCTCTGAGAATCTCACCATTTAATTGGTCATATCTATAAGGAAGCATTTTTCCTTTAACAAAAACATCAGCCCAAAGATTTCTGTTTTGAATACTTTGCCAGAATCCAGACTCTAATTCACGCATACCGGGAGATAATAATTTACCAATCTCGTTACGCATAGAACCAAGTGGTATCTGGTTGTTTACAAAGTTAGCTGCAACTCTAGGAGCATCAGCACCTTGTGAGGTTAGTAAATCAGATAGCTGTAGTAATCCAGCAAGGAATGATTTATTAACTATGTTTGCTTGTAATAAGTAAGAAACCTTACCAAAGTTATTTGATGTCCATTCATCTCCCATTACTTTTTGAGAGTCAACAATATCAGCTACAAAACCTAGTATTCCATTAAATGGTTCTAGAGATTCATAACTAACATAAGAATCACCAATTTTAATTGATCTGGGTTGCCAACCAAATGCTTGCCATGTACTTCTAAGTCCTCTATCAGGAGGTCCATTACCGGTAATATTTCCGTTTAGTGCAGCCCATGCAACCATACTGGTAAAGCCATAACTAATAGCCTGTCTACCACGCATAGTAGCTTTAGCTATTTCATGATCACTTGCTGATTTAATTCCATATTGTAGTAAGTCTGGATGATTCCATTCTTTACCCATTATGTCAGCATGTTCTTTAATAAATGAATTAAGGATAGGTGTGTACTTTGATGTCATAGTCAAAGCGTTAACACCAGTTCTTGCAAACAGGAAGAAAGGTCTAAAGAATGGTGCTTGATCAAACATCTTATCTAATGACTTAGCAAATCCTGTTAGTTCCTGAGTAAGCTTTGCTTCATCAGATGCAAACTTTGCCATCTCATCTGACAGACGTCCATCAGCATCAAATACCTTACCTTCAAAATCAACTTCAGCTGCCCTAACTAAATCATCTAGATCTGCGTCAGATACAACAATTCCTTTATCATTTATTTTCTTATATACGTTTTCAAAAGCTAGTTGTCTTTGTCTACCTCTACCTATTATTTGAGTA